AAGGTTGTTGGTAACACAACAATTAGACCAATTGGATAATGCTAAGGCTAAATTGGAAGTTGAGTACGGTGAAGTTCAAGAAACTGAACGAAAATTAGTTGCTGATTTGAATGAAAAGTATGGTCCTGGAAATTTAGATCCAGCAACAGGAGTATTTACTCCTGCACCAGTAGAAACTTCAGAAACTACTTAAAATAATCTCCCACAAACATATCGTTTGAGAAAGTTAGGCGATATTTATATTAAATATTTATAGTCTAAAAACGACTAATTTAGTTATTTAAATTATAACATAGGAGAAAAATAATGGCAGAAAGAATCGTATCGCCAGGTGTGTTTACGAGGGAACGGGATTTATCATTTCTTCCACAAGGGATTGCTGATATTGGAGCATGTATAATAGGACCAACACTTAAAGGTCCTGCTTTTGTACCAACTCAAATTAGTAATTTTCCTGAGTTCGAAGAAATGTTTGGAACTACGACCAAAGATTATTATACACCATACGCGGTAGAACAATATTTAAGGAGTGCAGGAACTGTAACGATAGTTCGTATTCTTAACACAAGTGGATACTCAGCAGATTCATTGGCAATTACGACAGGAACTACAACGGCTGCAAAATATGGAAATGCATCAATTAGTATGTCGAGGATGTCTGAAAATGATGTATTTGCTATAACTGGTTCGGATGGAACTAAGTTTAAATTTACAGCTGTGGATTTACCATTACCAGCTGATGAACCTTCAGCAAATTCATATTACTTCCTTGGAAGTGGATCATTAGTTAATAATAGGGAAGAGTTTAAGAATCGTATCCAGTCAATGTCTATTCAAATTAACGCAGCAACTGGTATTCCAGTATCTACATCGGTATGGCAACCAAATGTTTCCCATTCCGTTAATCTTGTAGTAACGGCGTCCCTTTCGGGAACTGGTGGAAATAGTATTTCATTTAAATCTGGAAGTACTAGCACATCACTTGCAGGTGGAGCCGCAGCAATAGGTGGTAAAGTACTCGCAGTATTAGTACCATCTCGTGGTGGTTCAAGTGGAACTGCAGATTTAGAAGGTAGTACAATTATTGGTAACTGGGAATCAGCTTCATTAACATTGAGTGGTAGTAACTGGGGAGCAAAGAGCTTGACAGCAGATGGAAGTGTAAATAAATATAGTTTCAGTTTTAATACTGGAAGTAGTAACGCTTCTTATATTGAAGATGTATTTAGTAGAGATGCACAAGTTCAGAAATCTGGTCAGAATACGGTAGCAGCTTATTTGTATAAGAATTACAAGTATGTACAAACTACATCGGGATATTCCGCAAGTAATACTGTATCAGTCGTAGATGGAACTTTAGGTTTAGGTATAACATATCAAAACGCAGCGACACCCGCTATTCAATCACAGACATTAAATGGTGGAAGGTATAGTTTATTTGCAGTTAAATCTCGTTCACATGGTAGTGATGTAAATAACAAATATAAGATTGTTATTTCGAATATTAAGAAGGCAGGTTCAGTTGCTGGTAGTGATTATGGAACATTTTCACTTCAAGTAAGACAGACTGGTTTAAATGATAATAACTTGACAAAAGATAATATCTTAGAACAATGGGATGGTCTTAATTTTGATCCAACAAGTCCTAATTACTTCGCAAGACGAATCGGTGATAGATATGTAACAATAGACGCAAATGGTAAACTCACTTACAATGGTGATTGGCCAAATCTGTCTAAATACATCTATGTATCAGATTATTCAGAAATTGCTAACAATGAAATACCAAAGTCATTAGTTCCAATGGGACACGCGTCAATTAACAATCCACATGGTAGTGATGATTCAACTGTTCCAGCTTGGACATTCAAAGCAACTCAATCAAATGCACAAGGTGAATTTGATAGTGCTGTACTATATGGTGTAGATTACGCTAATGCTGATGCTGAAGAATATTTAGCACCACATAATTCATTTGGAAATGGTTCAAATACCACAATGAGTCTTGAGGATTTCAATGGACATGCAGACGCATCAACACTTGGAACTACTTATTCAGATGGTACTGAAAAGATAACACTTGACCTTTCTCATATTAAACAGAGAAAGTTCGTTGTTCCATTTCAAGGTGGTTTTGATGGTTCAAATCCAGCAGTTCCTAAATATACGGGAGCGAATATTGTTAATACCAATACTCAAGGATTTGATTGTTCAACATCATCTACTGGTGGTTCAGTATCTTACAAAAAAGCAATTAACGCTATTAGTAACGCTGATGAGTTCGATATCAATATGTTGATAACACCTGGTATAATTCACGGATTACATTCCAAGATTACTAATCACGCGATAGCTAAATGTGAAGCTCGTGGTGATGCATTTTATGTATTGGATTGTGGTATTCATGGTGGTACAATAGCAAGTGCAGTAAATACAATTTCCGCACTTGATACNAANTACGCAGCAACCTATTATCCTTGGGTAAAGATTGTAGATAGAAATACATCGTTACCTGTATGGGTTCCGCCTTCAGTTGTGTTACCTGGTGTAATCGCTTACACAGATAAAGTAGCACACGAATGGTTCGCACCAGCTGGTCTGAATCGTGGTGGATTAACAACCGTACTTGAAGCACAAACAAGATTGACTCATTCTGAAAGAGATGAACTTTATGAAGATAGAGTTAATCCAATCGCTTCATTCCCAGGTCAAGGTGTGGTAGTTTGGGGACAGAAAACACTCCAAGCAAGACCATCAGCACTTGATAGGGTTAATGTACGAAGATTGTTGATTAGATTGAAGAAGTTTATCGCTTCATCAAGTAGGTATTTAGTATTCGAACAGAATACTACAGCTACAAGAAATAGATTCCTTAACATAGTGAATCCATTCTTAGAGTCTGTACAATCAAATAGTGGTTTATCCGCATTTAGAGTAGTAATGGATGATACCAATAATACTCCAGATGTTGTTGATAGAAATCAACTTGTTGGTCAGATATTTATCCAACCAACACGGACAGCTGAATTTATTGTATTGGACTTCGTAGTATTACCAACAGGAGCTACATTTCCTGAATAAGTTTAATCAATAGATTAACTAAACAAAAACCCCTCTTTTTTGAGGGGTTTTTTGTTGCTCGGTATATTTATATATGAAGATACTATAAAACTTCTATAAAACTATGAAAAATGATTATGATGATTTTTATAATTTTTGATATTTATAGTTGAAGAATTAAACTTATTGGAGAATAAAGATGCCAGAACTATTAGATCCTTCTGAAATAATGTTCACACCATTTGAACCGAAAACAAAAAATCGGTACATCATGTACATTGAAGGTATACCAGCTTATCTCATAAAAACCGCTAACAGACCTTCAATAGCCTTTGAAACAATTGAATTAGACCACATCAATGTAAAAAGATATGTCAAAGGTAAAGGGGCATGGGAAGAATTAGAAATTACACTTTATGACCCAGTTGTTCCAAGTGGAGCACAAGCTGTTATGGAATGGGTAAGATTAGCTCACGAGTCAGTAACAGGTAGAGATGGATATACAGATTTCTATAAGAAAGATGTAACTATCAATGTCTTAGGACCTGTTGGTGATAAAGTTGAGGAGTGGACATTAAAGGGAACTTGGATTGTAAACGCTAACTTTAATGATATGGATTGGGCAAATACTACTGATCCAGCGGACATTACACTTACATTAAGATACGATTACGCTATCCTACAATTCTAAACGGAGAAAAACATGAGTTTTTTTACACAGATGTTATCTGGTGATGCAAAAGTTTCCAGTAAAAGATTTATTGGATTTGCATCATTTGTTATGTTAGTAGCTTCTTGGGGAGCAAACACATTTGGTGGATTTGATATTAAAGACCAAATACTTGAATGTTTTATGTACATTACGGTAGTTGGGTTAGGTGTAACAGCAGCGGAGAAATTTGCAGCACCTAAATAATAATTTTGACTGGGTATCTTAATTGATACCCAGTAAAGTTTTAATTAATTGGTTATATTGATGGTTACAAAAACTATTCAATAGAATAATACATAGGAGATAATTATGGCAGAAGAAAAACGCCAATTTCCATCCGAGGTAATAGATTTACCTTCTAAGGGATATTTTTATCCAGAAGATAATCCGTTATCGAGTGGTCAAGTGGAAATTAAGTATATGACAGCAAAAGAAGAAGATATTCTAACTTCTGGAAATTTAATACAAAAAGGAATTGTACTTGATAAACTTTTAGAGGCACTCATTGTTACAGAAGGTGTAACACTTGATGATGTTTTAATAGGTGATAAAAATGCAATTATGGTAGCAGCCAGAGTTTTAGCATATGGTAAGGATTATCCTATAACATTTGTAGATGCAAGTAGTGGTAGACAAAGGGATGAAACAATAGATTTAACTTCACTTGAAGATAAAAGAATAGATTTTACACAATTTACTAAAGGAGTTAATGAGCACCAGTTTGAATTGCCTACTTCAAAAAGAGTTGTCACATTTAAGTTTCTTACTCAAAAAGAGGAACGCCAGATAGATGACGAATTGAAGGCAATGAAAAAGTTTACAAAAGAAACTGGTATTGATCCTGAAATCACTACAAGATTAAAGACTTCCATTACATCGGTTGATGGTGACAATAAAAAAATTACTATAAATAATTTTGTAGAGAATGAATTTCTTTCTGTTGATTCATTTGCATATAGGGCATATTTAACATCAATTAGTCCAGATGTTGATATGACTGTTATGATAGAACTCGACAACGGAGAAGTCGAGGAGGTAGCGGTCCCTGTGACTGCTCAGTTTTTTTGGCCTTCAACCAGAAGATAAACCAAACATACATAATCAAATATTTCAATTGATTTATAACGCCAAGGGCGGATTCACATTCAATGAAGTCTATAATATGCCCGTGTATTTAAGACTTTATTATCTTAAACGACTTAAACAGCAATATGATGAAGAAAATGCTGCCTATGAAAAGGCTACAAAAAAGTCATCTAAATTAAGTCGTCCTAACATAAAAAAATCTAACAGATAATATTATTTTTTCTCTACTTTGATATTTATAATTGATAAGTAACATTCAGTTTTATTTAATTCGGAGAAAAGAACAATGCCTAAGTACAAATATGTTGTCAAAAATGAACAAGTTCTAAATGAGTTTATGGAGAAACTTTGGCGTCATCTTGGACGAAAGAAGGGACGTAAGTTTGTAAAGTCTTTATTTAAAGATCCAGACCTTATACGGAAGATTAAAGCCGCTGAAGATGCTGCAGATGATCTATATGGACATTTAACAAAAGATGACGAACAACTTAGAAAAGATTTAAAAAAGGTATTTCCTAATATATTTTAGATTTTTTTCGAATTAAATACTTCAATATCAAACAAGGTATAATTCGTGGCGATAAATAAAAAACCATTCAATAAAAACATTAGTGAGTCAACTCAGGCATTTCAAGAGTTGGCTAAACGACAAGATGAACAATCTCAGCTCATTGTAAAGTGGATTGCCTCAAATAAAGATATGTGGGATAGCATGTCTGAAACCCAAAAGTTACAATTAATTGCTACCGAAACACTTAATAAAGATTTAAACAAGGGAGTTGAGAAGTGGAATAATCTGGTCGATTTGGCCAAAGAGTACAATAAATCAACTGTTGCCTCATCTGAACATATTCTCGCCCAAGTAGATCATTCAACTGCTATGGGTAAACTGGCTAAAGGATTGGTTGGTAGAGAACAGGAATATAATAAGTTATTACAAGGTGGTACTAAATTTCACAAAGCCAAAGCCGCAATTATGGTTAATACGGTGGATAGAACACGAGAAGTTGCAGGAAATATGTTATCAATAGGTACTTCCGAATTTATTAGTCTTGATTTAAATAGAGATATTGCAAAGGCAAAAGCACACGGGAATAAAGAAGATGTTAAACATTTAAAAAATTTACAGACCCAACAAGATGAAATGAAACGGGTTCATAACAGAATTGATGAAACTGCAAAATTAATCAATCAACCATTTAGTGCTATAGATGATTGGATAAAACAAATACCTATTTTTGGAGGATTGATATCATCACTTATGCCATTTGATGAATGGGGAGAACAATTATCTGATGCATTTAGAGAAGGTGCATCGGAATCGGCCCGTGAGGAGTTTACTGGAAAGACGGATGAGTCCAGACAGGCATCACTGGAATATCGTAGCGGCCTAAAGGGCGCTGATTCAGCAGTATTAGAAGAATATATCCAATCGATGGTTAAAGAAGGGAAAGGTTATATTGACGATATGACTAATCAGTTCGTTTACGCAGAAGGAGAACTTAGTAACGCTGTGCAAAATGCAGAGTCAGTTGGGAACAAGCAGGAAGCACAAATTTTTAGAGAAATGAATCAGGGAGGACCGATAGATAGTACTGTTACTTCTGAGGATTTAACAATATCTGGTGATGTTGTAATGTATGTAAATGGTAGTGTTACTACTACTGGTGGAGTTATAGAGTCTGCAACTGGTGGTACAGATATGGTTGGTGATAATATGATGAATTTTGATGAATGGAATAAATCTGTAGGTAATGCTACAGTAGCGGCACAACAAAGTGTTCATGCACATAAAGGTTATAATGAATATATGGAAGGATTTGCACAACCTAATATTGCAACGGAAGCCTTACCTATGGGTACAATGGAAGAAAATATCGCCAAATTAACAGCCGCCGGAACAACACCAGGAAGTATTCATACTCATGTTGGTAATTTTGACGAACTTATTACTAAAGCAAAAGCACTTATACCAGCTATTATCAGTGCTATGAAAGGTAAAGGTGGTGGTGGTGGTGGTG